GACCACTAATGCTACAGGTCAAGCTGGAAATGCCCTTCAGAATTTGATGTATTCGTCGAGATGGTAAAATGACAGTCTCAACAACCACTAACAAAATCACTTACGCTGGCGATGGCGCAACCACAAACTTTACCTTTCCATTCCCTGGTGTGGCCGCAACTGACATTCAGGTCATAACTGTAAGTAACACTGGCGTCATAACAATTCTTCCTGCTAATCAATATACCATCGTTCTCAACCCACCGATAGCGCCGAACCCAACCGGCATTGGGGGCCAAGTTACACTCCTTGGCACGCCGCTACCGGTGGGGTCCTCTGTGACTATTCTTCGAACCCTACCGTTGATTCAAGGAACCTCATTAGCTAATCAGGCTATTCTATATCAAATTGCTATTGAATCTGCTCTCGACTATGTTACCATGCTCTGTCAGCAATTAAATGAGTTAGAGAACAGAGCAATTGTAGTCCCGGCAACCGATCCACAGCCAACGCCGTTGCCAGCCGCAGCGGCCAGGGCCACGCTGTTTATGGCATTTGACTCTGCTGGCAATCCTATAGCCACCCCTGGAGTTATTGGCAATGTTGTTGTTTCTAGCGTCATGGTTCCGGTCGTTACAGCTTCAACATTGGCTAACGCTAGAGCAGCGATGGGAGTCGGAACTCCGAACCTCGGTTTGCAACTCGGTGTATCTGGTGCTGGTTTGATGGATGCTAATTCTCCAATAGTTCATGTTCCTGGCAGTTTTACCATACTGCCATCCCATCACATGACTAGATTCTCTTGCGACACTACACTAACTATTACCCTCCCAAGGGCCAATACCTTATGGAACGGATTCGGTTTTTGGATTTCAACACGAACCCATGCCTTGACCGTAACTCCAAACGCTGCTGATAGCATAAACGTACTGCCAGCTGGCGCATCGCTTAACATACAGCCCATGAATCCATCTCAGCCAGGTCCCTTTACTTACTGGATGTCAACCGATGCCGCAGCCGCAGGCGTATGGCTTATATAGGAGGCAGAGATGCCATCGGAAACTCGAAAGCAAGCAATAGCGATGATGCTCGCTGCTAAGGGCAAGGGCAACATCGGCATACCGCCGTCCGTAGGAAAAGAGTTCCACGCAGCAGATAAGAGGACTGGAATTCTTAGAAAGAAGAAGGGCGAAAAGAATGGCTAACCTACCCTTCAATCCACTTGACTTAGAGTCGCTGTATAGCGTCGATCCGGATGACCCAAATCCGGTCTCGGATCTAATTCCGCCTAAGATTCTGTTACTGGCGTGGCATCTGCATAACATGATCTACATTCGATTCTTCTATGAGCAGATCGGTATGCAGCCACCAGAATGGACTAAAGGCGAGATGGCAAGATCGCAGAAGGTTCTATTAGATCAACTTGACATTGAGAATAGTCAAGGTGGTCGATTTCGTAGAAGGGAGATGAGAGATGAAGCAAGGTCGAGCAGACAAGAGCGGGAGAGAAAGTTGGAAAGTGGAACCGATCTCCCGGAAAGTGGACATAGAAGACGTTTCTAATCTAGGGCTGAGTAGGCCCTGGAGAAAGGATGAAGATGTCGTCGAAGAGCGAGGGTTTAACCCTACAAGAACGGACCGACCGGCTCTTGGGCCGGGTGGCGGGAGGACCATACACCCCCATGGCTCCCAAGGAAAGCACAAGTGAACCACCAAAGAAGGAGATGGAAATGGTTGAAGAGGAAAAGGTACCAGAGTTTGATGTCGATAAGGTCGAGGCCTTACTTGGCATTCTAGCAGACCTTAAAGACGCAACTGTATTCCCTTCTATTAGGGAATCTGCGGCAATGCAACTTGCTGCGATCGATAGAGAGCTTTGGGAAGAACTCTATCCAGAGCAAGCTGAGGCCGAGGCAAAGAGGCTAGAGGAGTTACAGAAGGCAGAAGAGGAGAAAGCAGCATGAAAGGCGGTCGAGACATTCTCAGCGAATATGGGCGGGACATCCCACATCCTCAGGCCCCTCCTGCCAAGTCTGGTGGAGTCATGCAAGCGAAGGATGTGATGAAATATGAGCCCCCACGTGGCCCAACTAATATCCACGATCCTGAGTCCCCTGGCCTTCATGGCGACAATCACGGAATGGCTCAGTGTCCAGTAGCTAGTCGTGGCGAGGGTGGCCGTGCTGGCGGTGGTCACACTATACATAGAAGTGGGAGTCAACGAGGATGACTGACACACCACAAAGAGAAATGACTTTCGGCGAGAAAGCTGTGGGTTTAACCTTTAACCCAAGTGGCAGCGAGGACGTGGAGCACATTAAGAAGCTTTACGCTGAGGTCATCGACTTCTGTAATGATTGGCGCAAAGGCAACGGTAGTGACGAGGCAGCACGGTTGTTCTCTATCGCCATCACCGAAGCTCAAGGTGCACAAATGTGGGCCGTCAAAGCCATCACTTGGAGAGATGAGTGACAAGTGAAGTAGACATAGCGAATCGAGCGCTCTCTGCCATAGGGACCAGGTCGCAGATAGCATCGCTCGATGAGGGCTCCAACGAGAGTATTCAGGTTAAGCTCTTGTTGGAGCCTCTTCGAGATGAGGTTCTGCGCCTGGCTCCATGGAACTGTGCGCATAACTTCGTCAACCTTGCACTAATCTGTGCAGCGCCGGGAACGCCAGAGAATCCAACCCCTGGCACAACGCAATGGCAGCGAGGGATACCTCCACCACCTTGGAGCTTTGAGTATGCTTATCCTTCAGATTGCCTTAGGCCGCTATATATTGTCCCTCAGTTTTCTACCGGTTTCGCTAGCGGGGTGCCGATTACGACGGCTGTCACCGGAGGCGCTCCTGCATTTTGGAATGGTCCTCCAGTGCGGTTCAAGGTCGCAATTGACCAGATTGGACAAGATGGAAGGCCAGCAGATGGAGGGGCAGACACTAGGGTCATCCTCACCAACCAAGAGCAAGCCATACTCTGCTATAATCGGCGGGTTATCAATCCTGACGTATGGGACGATCAATTTCAGCAAGCTCTAGTCGCTGCGCTAGGCGGAAGACTTGCCATTGCGCTTACCGGGGACAAAGGACTAGCGCAGATGAAGATTCAGGAGGCTAATCAGTTCATAACACTAGCCCGACAAACTGACGGCAACGAAGGCCTAACAATCAACGATGTAACTCCCGACTGGATACGCACCCGTGGGATTAGCTATCAAGCTTGGGAGTTCAGCCCGAACATCATGTTCGATTGGGGTCCAGCGCTAACTATGTACTACTGAGGATGAAACAACGTGCATGGGTACTCAGCGAAGATGAGAAACGAGAGATTGAGAAACTCTACCGAGCTGGTGTTCCGGCTCGCTTGATTGCTCCACGGTACGGGGTCACGCCGTCAACTGTGTGGAATTTAGCATGGCGTCGTAAGATCAAGCGTTCGTGGTGGACTGCGTTGGAGCGGTGGAATAAGGAGCATAAGTGGTAAAGTGCTAGGTCGGTGATGTCTGAAAATGTTATTCAAGCCTCATTCGCTAGTGGTGAACTCTCCCCGAGCCTATTCGCCAGGGTTGACATTTCCAAGTACCATAGCGGCGCAGCTACAATGCGCAACTTCTTTGTCGATTACCGATCTGGAGCCTCGACAAGACCGGGAACAGAATTCATCCAGCCTTGTACCGGGATGAACCAAGTTAGACTAGTCAGATTTCAGCAATCAGTTGATGTCACTTATGTCCTGGTGTTTGAAGACGGTAAGCTCAGATTTATAGCTGATGGAGGTTCTGTTGTAGAGACAGCATTTACCATTACTGCTGTTGTTCTGGGGACTGCCACTGACTTTACCACTTCTCCGCCCCATAACTTTGCTATTGGCGATCTTGTATTTGTCAGCGGTAATCTTGGGTTGAGCCAGGCTAATGACAGATACTTCCTAGTTGGGTCTACCTTAGGTAATCAGTTCAAAGCTGTTGACCCGTTTACTGGCGCTGAAGTTGATTCGACTACTTGGGACCCGCTAATCAGTGGCGGCATCGTGGCTAGGGTCTTTACTATAAATACCCCTTGGCCAGCTACGGCATTATCGAAGTTGAAGTTTTCCCAAAGAGCTAATACAATGAATATAACCTCGACAGTCATTGGGCCTTATATTCTGACGCTATTCTCTGCTACTAACTGGACCTTGGTTCCAGCGGTATTTGGAGCTACAATAGCCGCCCCAGGTATATCTAGCGTGACTGCCACGTCGCTAGGGCCAGCTTCGTACAACTTCTTGGTAACGGCTATTGATCCAACTGGTCAAGAATCCGGTCCATCTAATCCGGGCCCGATTGTAGGTGTTCTCGATCTGCGAAATACAGCTGGTTCGATCGAGGTTTTCTGGACGACGGTAGGGGGAGCTACAGGTTATAATGTCTATTGTACATCGCCATCGTATCTAGGCGATCCCGGCACTAGCGTAATTCATGGCTTTGTCGGCACAGTTAATGCTCCTGGTCTACAGTTCGTCAACTCTAATATAACGCCGGACTTTAGCGCATCCCCACCGATACATAACGATCCGCTTATAAGCATAGGTCCAATTCCGCAGGTTAGCGCTTACTTTCAGCAAAGACTGGTTTACGCTAACTTCGGCGGGGCTGACGTTGATAGGTTCACAATGAGTAAACCTGGAGCCTATTACAACTTTGATATTTCCAATCCTAGCGAGTCGGATGATTCTGTCGATGCGAGGCTCGTCAGTTTGGAGGTTAACGAGATTAAGAGCATGATCCCGATGCCTTCTGGTCTAGTTATGTTGACCACTAAGGGCGCATGGCAGGTCTCAGGTGGTGCGGGTGGCGTTGCAACGCAAGGCGGACCGATCACACCAACATCACTGACGGCAACTGCTCAGGCCTATATCGGTGCTAACGATGTTCCGCCAATCTTAATCAATTATGACATTTTGTATGTTCAACAGAAAGGTTCAATTGTTCGAGACCTAACTTACAACATCTATGCCAACATCTATACTGGCAATGACATCTCTATTATGTCTAGCCATCTCTTCTATGGCCATCAAGTTGTAGAATGGGCCTATGCAGAAGAACCGTTTAAGATTGTTTGGGTTGTTAGAGATGATGGAGCCTTACTATCATTGACGGCGATCAGAGAACAAGAGATGTATGGGTGGGCTAGGCATGATACTCTTGGCAATTTCAAGTCAATCTGCACTGTCACAGAAGGCGCAGTAGACGCCGCCTATGTTGTCGTAGATAGGCCCAAACCAAACGGGACCTTTATAAAGATGATAGAGAGGATACATGAACGAACATTTCCATTTGGAGCCGAAGATGCCTGGAGTTCTGATGCTGCTGTACAGAATGCCCATCAATTTCCCAATGCCGATCTAACCATTGTTCTCGGAGCGCAGGGTAATGTGGTTGGTGGGCCTGTAGGGTTCTCCACTTCTGCTGCGGTGGTTGCTAGTAACCAGGTAGGCTTTATCTTGAGAGCAGGTGGTGGAAGAGTTACAATTACCGCCGTCACATCTAACTTTACATTTACTGGTACGATCTTATCACCGTTTACTAATCTGTTACCAGACGACCCTATAAATCGTCCGAATATAGTCCTTAATGGGAATTGGACTTTAGATGCTCTATTCACCACAATACATGGCCTTAGCCATCTGGAGGGGCAGAAGGTATCTGTTCTGGCTGATGGTGGTGTTGTTAATGGACTAACCGTCTTTAACGCTGGCATAACTCTTCCATCTCCTGCTAGCAAAGTTACAGTGGGACTGGGCTTTCAGGCTCAGCTGCAAACAATGCCGCTCGATCTAGGCCAAGAGACCAACACAATTCAGGGCAAGCGCAAGAAGATTGGAGCGCTAACAGTAAGAGTTAAAGATAGCCGAGGGATCAAAGCTGGGCGAACGTTTAAACATTTAGTTCCAATTAAGGAGCTTAATCAAGTAACGCAACTTAACCAGCCAGTTATGTTAGTTACTGCCGACGAACGAATAATCATGGACCCACTATGGGATGTGCCAGGGCAAGTTTGCTTACAAGTTGATGATCCGTTACCAGCTACAGTGTTGGGTGTCATTCCTGAAGTCGTAATAGGAGACACGCCAAAATGACAGAAATTAAGCAAGTCGATTCTACTGAGGCTAAGCGATACATAAATACTCTCGTATTATCTACAGAAGAAAAATGGGGCATGGATTATTGCTTGCTAATGAGTACGTACATCTGGATTGGATTAATCGATGGCAAGTTGGCTTGTATTTGGGGTCTAATTCCTCCAACACTAATGTCTAATCAGGCTTATCTCTGGCTCTATACCACGGACGTAATTGAAGAGCATCAATTCATTCTGGTTCGTCACTCACAGTTAGTCATGGAGGAGATGCTAAAGCGATACCCATCAATCTGTGGCCATGCCATAGTTGGCAACGACAAGGCAATTCGATGGTTGAAGTGGCTAGGAGCAAGATTTGGTGAACCGCAAGGGAAGGGTCTACCATTTAGGATAAGTCGAAATGGCTAGTGCGGCTGGAATGATTGGGATTGGATCGTCGCTGCTTGGTGGCATATTCGGCGCTCAGGGTGCAGCGACGAAGGCTGCTGGTGAGCAGCTGAATATTGAAGGCCAGATGCTCCATACGATAGGACAGGCCTTTCAATTTGATGTTGCGGCTCAAGAATGGACATTTAAGTCGGGTGTTGAGGCATATCAGCAAGCTGTCTCTCTAATGAATAGAGACATAGCTAAACAGAATGCTATCTGGTCTCTTAGGACCGGCGACATCAAGGCCGAAGAAGCTGGAATGCAAGCTAGATTTGAACTCGGTGCGGCGAAAGCCTCGCAAGGGGCATCTGGCATAGACATTAACTCCGGCTCTTCCGTTCATGTTCGTGAGAGTATGATTGAAATAGGTGCTTATAACCAAGCCTTAATTCGAGCCGACGCTGCTAAGACAGCGTATGGTCACGAAGTCGAGGCTAGTCAAGCCGAGGCGCAGGCTGCTGTTCATAGTATGATGTCCGATCTAGATAAGATGAATGCGATTAATGCTACGACAGCTGCTGGAATTACACGGCAAGCCTTACCATTAGAACAGCAGGCTATGGGTCTGGCTAAGACAGCAGGAGATATTGGAGTAATGTCATCGCTGGTTAGTGCTGCTGGTGGTGTATCTAGTAAGTGGTTACAGGGCAATTTCTCTGGAATGCTTGGCGGTGGTGGTGGTGGCGGTCCAACTAGCCCAGGCCCGGTTGCAGCGCCAGTAAGTACATTGGGTGCTGGCGCTCCTACTTTCGGTGAGGAATAATGCCAGAGGTTCCGTATAAACCAGTTCCGTCTGTTGCGCCGGAGGATAGACCGACTCCTCGAGTTGGCATTGAGTTCGGCCGTATTCATTTTGCCCAGTCTATTGGCGAAGCCCTAGGCCAACTAGGCGCTGGTCGTCAGGTTCTCGGTCGTGCTACTGAACAGGTGGGTGGCGCTTTAGCTCAATTGGGTGGGAGCTTCGAAAGGGCTGGCGATGAGATTTTCAGTCGTGCTGCTGCTATAAAGGGAGTTGAGAATCAAACAGCCGCTACTGAGGCCGATACTAAATATTTGATGATGTCTGTCCAACAAGAAGCTGCTTTCCAATCTCAGACTGGAAATGCCGCCTCTCAAGGCCTAGACGCACATATGAAAAGCCTAGATAATCTAAGGCAGCAGATTAGATCTACGCTGCCGAATGATCAAGCTCGCCATATGTATGATCATCAATCCCTACAGACTATGAGTAGGGCCGTGTGGCGTGCTGGAATGCATGCCGCACAGCAAGGTAAGGCTGCGGCCTTAGGGGCAGAGAAGGCTAGATCAGACATGGAGGTAACCGATCTTTTCAATCATGCTACAGGGGTTAGCGATGAGGAGTTTGATTCGAGACTCAAGGACTTGATGCAGAGATGGGAGGAAAGAGAAGCGCCGCTGGAGGGACTTAAAGGTGACCAGCTTAAAGAGGCTAGGCAACAAAGATTGTCTAAGTATTGGGCCGCCCGTATCGGCGGAATAGGTCAAGATGATCAGCAGCGTGCGCTGGCATTACTTAATAAGGCGCAAGACGAAAATTGGATTAAGCCAGATGCTGCCGATGGACTTCGTACAAAACTTGGTAAGCAATACGAGAATACTTTCGCTAGAAATGAGACTGATAAACTTACGGACTTCTTGAATAAACCAGCGACTATGGAAGAAAGAAGGAAAGAGCCAACCGAAGCTCAGATAATTCAAAAGGCCTGGGACAAAGTCGATGCTGATCCAATGCTGAAGGACAAGCCTGGAGCAAAGATGTTCATTGCACAGCAGATTTCAGCTAAATTCTCAGTGATAAATAAAGTCAGAGCGGACCAAGATAAGAGAGACAAGTATATTCTTGATTATGCTGCTGACGGTAAATTCCGGCCAGATCAACCAATTCCTAGGACCATGGAGGAATTTAAGGCGCAGCACCCTGGTGTGGAGGAGGCGTTTAATCGGGCCGATCCAGCCGTACAAAGGAAATATGAAGGCTTTGTTCTTGGTAGAAACAATAAAACGGATTATCCTCCAACTAATGAACAGCACCGTGAAGTAAGGAGGATAATGGGTATGCTTCAGTCGGACGATCGTAGGGCTGAAGCACTGGATATTGACATCGAAAGTATGCCTTGGCCAAGGGCGTGGAGAGACAAAGTTCAGAACGAGCAGCAGAGAGTAGCTAAATTGTCTGGGGCCGATCCTAGGATAAATAAATGGATGCAACTGGGCGGCACGGATATTCCGGAATCAATTAGGAGGGGTGACGATAAAGACCTACGAGATTTGTATAAGAATTCATTAATGGAGGCTGGAGAAGCATTCCAAGAAACTATGAAACGTCCACCAACCGCTGGTGAGGTAAAACAGATAGTTAGATTTCTCAATGAGGAAGTTGGTGAGGGAACCTTCTGGCGAAAAATATTTGGTCAGGGAGGTTATCAGAGATGGGAAATCCCACCTAATAAAGTTACTGAATACATGCGCAGGTTTGGCGTTAATGAAAATGTGGCTAAGGACATCTACATAAGGAGCCAAATGATTGATAGATTGAAGGGAGTAGCGCCTGCTAGGAGAGAAGGAATCACGCCGTCTGAACTGGTCGGAACACAGACGCCAACATTTACTATTACTCCGGCGGAGACTGAATGATGCCTGATTCAGCTGATCAAGCCTACTCTGAGATTATGGGTGCGAGGCAACTGCGTACTCAATCGAGAGTTAGTGAAGGAATGGAAGGCAACCCAGACAAAGCGGCTAGGGCCATCCAAATAGGCCAAGAGACGAATACAAATCCGGTAGATACGTATCATGATTTGGATTCAGTAGATCAAGCGTATAAGGGCATATTAGCTAATGAAGTGGTCAATCGCAATAGTGTGCTTCAGCAGTACGTCAATAGTAATCGATTGCATTCTACGGTTAGTAATGACGACTGGCACAACCTAGATGCATACACTAGGGTCATGGATAAATGGCCATCTCATCTACCTGGATGGCTAGGGGGAGAAACTGCGACCCAAGTTCTTAAAACTACTGGTCAGAGAATTATTAGTATCCCATATGGCGCATCGAAAGGAGCTGAACGGGACGTTATGTATATATGGGATGCACTTAAGTCTAGCGTGATGGATATTTATCGAGCCCCCGGAGTAATCTCTGGGATGGAGGACCCGCCAGAATTGATACCAGAGAAGCTTCAACCATATTTGGGTAGTATGAAGCATCTCAAGGAATATACTGAACAACATCTGAGGGATGCGGGAGTATCTGAGTCTGGTGTTAAGGCAGCGCTATACGCTGAATCGTTAGTTCACCGATACGTGGCGGTTGGTCAAATGACCATGCCGCTAATCGTTGCTGCTGCTGGTGGTCCTTTGGCTGGAATATTAGCAGCGATGGCTCCAGGATTAATAAGGGCGGAAATTTCAGAGCCTATAGAGAAGATGACTGGCTTTCCGGCCGAGGCAACAGAAGGGTTGCTGATGGGGGCTGGAATTATAGCTGGCGTTGCGCCCAAGTTCATGCCCGGATACATGACTCCATTGGAGAGAATGAGGTATCGCCAACAGCTAGATAGAATAGGAGAAATGGTTCGTGCTACTGAGTATAGGGTTAAATCTGGTCAGGCTCCACATCCTGGAATGGATGAAATAGCCAATGCGATATTGGCTAGGGCTAGTAAAGACGCTATGGAGGTTCATGATGAAGCGATTCGTGCTGCGCTGCAATCTATAACCAAACAACGGTCACCCGATTCGTTTGCAAGACTAGCTGAGTTACAGGTCAATGATAGTATGTACGTTGACTCTGACGCTGTCAGGCGGATATATGGGAATAACGACCCCATGCCTGGCGATGGGATACTAGGTAATGTTCCAGGGCTCATCGATGAGTTTAGAAATGCTGAGTACACTGGTGGATTTATTCCCATCAAGTATAGTGATTGGCTAAATCTAGTTGATGATGCTCTCAAGCAACAATTACATGACCATGTTAAACCAACTCGAGAATTGTTAACCATAGATCAAGCCAATAAGATTGAAGCTAGAGAGTTAGCCGATCAGCAACGATTCGAGACGCTGAAACAGGAACACGATCAGCTCTCTCAGCAGTTAAAGACCGAGACAGACCCACAGAAAATAGCGGAGATGAGTGCTAGGATAGCTGAGCTAGAGGATCAGTATAGACCTAAGCCTAGAGCTGAGATTCGTATGCATGATGGAATGTACAACGTTTACGTCGATGGAGTATTGGATAATAGTTGGCCAACCACAGCCGACGCACAGCGATACATCGCACAGCAGGGGTGGGAATTTGGTGGTACACATGAGGATTTAGTTAAGCGGGCTGCTGGCATTGATCAGATAGAACCAGTTCTAGAGCAGCCTGGAATGGATGCTAAGGAACTATTTGTCGGCCAGCGTAAGTTGGGGTTGCCGCAGAAATTGTATGATAGGTGGCAACGCTTAATGCAGAAGTCATATACGGCTAGACAGCATAGAGAGCGCAGAGAAGCTAGGGAGGACGTAGAGAGAAAACAGGAGTCGTGGTGGAGAGATAAGTGGGTAGAGGAACGCCAGAATGTTTGGGAGGAAATGGGGCGGCTTCCTGAATATCAAATGTATCGATACTTCAATGAGGGGTTCTTGTATGGAGATAAAATCCCTGACGAAATGCGGAAGATTGACCCCAAGTATTTAACAGAAGACGAACGTAAGGCCATTCCTGCTAAGTGGCAGAAGAAGGGAGGAATGAACCCGGATGATATAGCTGGTGAGTTTGAATTCAACAGTGGCAGGGAATTCATTCAGGCAATGGTCAATATTGAAAAGCTCAGAGCGGGAGAAGGCCCAAAGGCATTCTGGGAGCGCTACGCCAATCGTACAACAGATGGAGTAATGGAAGCAAAGTATGGTAAGCTGGCTAGTAGAATCGATGCTGAACTTACCGATCATGCTACTGGTCTTACCGAAATGGAGAAGATGGAGCAGGGCCTGTTGGGAATGGCTCTCAGAGCGGGTATACCTGAGGAGGGGTTGCCAATATCCAGAGAGCAGCAGCAGATAATGGTTCAGCAGGAGTTTAGCCAATACGTTAAATGGGATCGCCGGCTAGTTGACAAATATATGAGAGATATGGGTAAGGCATGGCAGAACGTTATCGAGGCCGCTAGCAAAGGCGATTGGGTTACCGCATTCAAGCATATGCAGCAGCAATATAATGCCATGCTATATGTACAAGAAGCCAAGAGATTCAATAAGACAATCGATAAGTATGATAGAAATACAGATATACTGCTCAGAAGGGGTCTCGATAGATTGGCAGAAACGCTTCCCGGAGCACATATTGATCACCTTCATGACATATTGACACGTACAGGACACGTCGTTAGGAGAACTATGGATAATATTAATTCGAGTCTTGCTCAGCGTGGGGAGGATGCAACGCTCGAGAAGTTTTGGCAACGGCGGGAGAGAGCCGGATTGCCAAGGGATCAAGCATTGGACGAAACAGAACGAATGCCAAGCATGATAGTTTATCCCGAATTGTTTAACAAGTCCTGGAACAAAGACATTAAGACTATGAACGTCTGGGAAGCTAAGAGCGTAATGGATACCATTCAATCGATAATGGAACATGGACGCAACGAAAGCAAACTATTCGTTAGAGAGAAAGCATTGAACCTGGCTGAGGCTAAGGGTGAGATGATCGATGATCTTAGTAAGTTTAAAGAGAGGAAGATTGTTAGGGATGCACTAGGTAAAGTTAAAGAAAGTCCCTTCTTGTCTAAGCTAGTTGGGTTGAAGAGCATTGAATGGATATTTGATCGGTGGGCACATGACAATCCTGATAGTGCGTTTCATAGGTATCTGTTGAATCCAATCATTGAAGCCAACTATAATTGGAGGCGTTTGACAGATAGAGTATATGCGCCGAGAATTTCCGCTTTGGCCAAGTATGGCACAGACCTTAAGGAATCGATACCTAATAGCATATTTTATGAACCCCAGCAACTAGTCAGGGATAAGCAAACTGGCAAGATGATGCCAGACCTTGGTAATGCCAAGTATAGGACAATGACCAGGGCTAATCTCAGGGCGGTAATGTTGAACCTAGGAACCCCGTCAAACCTCGAGAAATTACTCAGAGGCTATGGAATTGACTATACTCAGGCGAATATACGCATGGTTGAGAACTGGGTCGAGCGTCATGCTACAGCAGAAGATTGGTCGTATGTTAAAGATGTATGGGATATATTCAAGGACATTCAGAAAGAATCTGATGCAATGACGATGCGAATGAACGGCACTATTATCGATAAGATACCTACTAGGGTAATCGATTCGCCGTCGCAGGGCAGGATTCAAGGTGCATACTATCCAATGATATATGAGGATCATCCGGTCAATCGTGGAATCAGGGATGACATCGGGGAATTCCATAATATTAAACAACCTAGGACTGCACAAGGATTCGAGAAGGAAAGAACTGGCTTCTTTGGTCCAGTGGCGCTAGACATCGATGGTATGACTACACATATAGCCCGTAGGCTTAGAGATATAGCATTCAGAGAAGTGATACGTGAGGCATCTAAGATTATGTTGGATAGTGATTTTCAGCAAGCAGTCACTAGGTACCAAGGCCCTGAATTTGCTGGACTATTCGAGAGGTATCTCAGGGATATGGCCGGTCAACCTGGCATTAACTCTAGGGCTTACAATTCGCTCAATAGATTCCTAGACATACTGAGACAAAGAGTAGTTAGCGCAGCAATCGCTTATAGGCCCAGCGTTCCTCTTAAACATGCGCCGACCGCAATATCTCATGGAATCACTGAAGTCGGATTGGAGAATTACGTTAGAGCCTTAGGGCAGATTGCTTATAGTGATAGATACACTATAATGGGCAACCACGATTGGATAATGGAACATTCTGGGGAGCTTCAGCAGCGGAATAAAATGTGGTACGAATCACTAGCCGGTGCCCAAGAGGAGGTTGAAGGTACGCCTAGATGGAGAGACTTATTGACTAGGCGGTGGGGTGCGATGGATTTAATCTCAACCGCTAATAAGTTAAACATGCGAACAGGGGCGATGGTAGTTTCCAAGACTGACTTGATGTCAGCGAAGGTAGTATGGCTGGCTAAATATACTCAGGAAATGGATAGGATGAAGGCCGGAATATGGACCTATGAAGAAGCACAGAAAGAAGCTTCGATGTTAGCAGATAGAGCCGTTAGGCGGGCTCATGGTTCCACGTTGTTAGCTACTAGACCTGAATTTATGAGAAGGAATGATGCCTTGTGGCGTAGCATGACATCGCTATATACATTCTTCAACGCTACATTGGGCAGAGGGTATAGAATCATGTGGAAAACGCAGGATATGCTACATGACTCTGAGAATAATCTAAGAGCTCCAACCTTAAAGGAAGTCACCGACGTAAGTAAAGATGTTACTTCGTTCTTCTTGATTCCAGCACTTATCGAGGGAGCAGTAGGATCGCTAAGCTATGCGGTTAGTCCCAGAAGAAAGATGACTTGGAGTATGTGGTATGGGATGGCATTGATGCATCTAGTAGGAGGAATGATACCGGGGTTTAGAGAAGGTATTCACGCTATGCAAACGGGAATGGAACCAGCAGAAGGAATGCTTGGTGGGTGGGCTAGACCGCTAACTCATTTTGGACATAAAGTCATAACTGAGCCTAGTAAGGTTACCGTAGGAGATGCGGCAAGGGGAGCCTTATCTGTCTTAGCTCTATATGGACTCGGAGGATTCTATACAGCAGATATGATAGGCGGCATGATAGACCAGATGGAAGGCAGACAACGTCCAGTTAAAGATTTACCAACGTCAATCGAATTCCTGATGCGAGGAACGACTAAACCGCCGAGACACTAGGGAGCTATACAAATGAGTTCTGCGTCGGGCCGAACTGACAGACGACGGCGACTGACGCAGGGGGCGGTGGGTTGGCTATGAACAACTTGCCGCCCCACAGGCGCATTACCTTAGCGGTTGTTGCTATCGTAGCCGCTGCTTTCTGGCTTTCGCTTATTGCTTACTTGACTGGTTACTTTGCAACGGAAGAGTATACGGTAGCTAGTGCAGATGAACCACTAATGGTGTCGAAGTACGATGATAGGATAATCCAACTGCAAAGGGATGCCGCCGACAACGCATATCGTACTCAGATCGAATATTTATTTGCGATCTGGATGAAGGATGCTACTGGACAGCCCGAACGGGCGGCAGTAGGCGCTCGGAAGGCACGGAATGCCTACATCGATGTGATGAAAGCGATTGATAAGAATGAAGCCGATCTGCTAAAGCTGAGACAGTTAATACCACAGAACTAGGAGGATGACAGATGCCACCCGGAGGTCCAGCCGAAGAGGCAGGTAAGGTCGCTGCTACGTTTATGGATATTATGCGAGCGCAGCCGTTGTCGCTTGCGTTAGTTATAATGAACTTCGCTCTGATAGGTCTAATATATTTCGGCACCAGCACAATCTCAGAGCGTCGGGCAAAGGAGTTTGAGAGGATAATGGAACAACAGGAGAAGCTGGGTCAGCTGCTCTACAATTGCGTACCAGTAAAGGACAAAACAGGAGGTCTCGATGAGAATAGCAATCTCTAGCGGGCATGGTAAGTATGTCTCAGGAGCAGTTGGGCCTGCACCCTGGGGGCTACATGAACATAATGAGGCAGTAAGGGTTGTTGATGCTGTGACGCCACAGCTTAACACTGGCGGTAACTCAGCAGTTAGCTATGAGGACACTACCAGCAGAACGCAACAGGAGAACCTTAATCGAATTGTAAACTGGCACAACTCGCAGACCAGGGATTACGATGTGTCGGTCCATTTCAACTCCAATGGGACAACCGATAGCCCAAGAGGCTGTGAGGTTTATTATTATAGTCAACAGCAGCTCGCAGCACGTATCAGTACTGCAATGGCAAGCGCAGGTCGCCTTACAAATAGAGGCGCCAAGAGAAACACCGGATTGTATTTCTTGAACTCGACAACTAAACCTGCGGTCCTGCTGGAAGTCTGCTTTGTTAATAGCAAGGCCGATGCTGGTTTATATCAGCAGAACTTCGCACCGATCTGCACGGCAATTGCAGATTCGATCCTAGGCCAAGCTTCACCAGAACCACCGACACCAATACCTCCTAGCGCTTGGAGGACCGAAGGCCGAATGAGTTGGTTCGGTGGACCTAACGATACTGGAGTATCGCCGGGCGAGGGTCTTGCCTTCATCTACACCTATGACTCGGCCAAGCATCTGTTCCTGCCAACGCAACCACCAAATACTACAGGTTTGGCAAGAAGGTTGAACCCTGACATTTTCTATGTTGCCTGCCGATGGGACTACAACTTCCCTGGAACATCAAAGACCGATCTGGCTAGGCCGTCGTATCAAGCGCTGGTTAGCGCAAACGGTAAGAGCTTCTTTGCATGGCCAGCGGATTGGGGTCCGCACGGAAGTACTAGTCGAGTTGCAGACTTGTCGCCTGGGCTATGCTCGGCCCTTAGCTTAACTACAGATGATGTCTGTGAAGTCATCTATCCGGCACCAGTAGAATGAGCCCATTCCAACTTGGAGTTGCTATTGTTGATGCACTGAAATCTCATCCAGTGGTGCTTGCGCTTGTCATCATGAACCTCGGGCTGATGGGTATTGTGTTCTATGAGCTACAGCAGATATTCGCCCAACAGTCCGAGATTCATGCGCTACTATCTAAGTGTGTCGATCCCGATGTCCTTCGTTCGCTAGGGTTAATAAAATGAGAGCCAGACAAATAAGTCCAGATATAACCGCACCGCTATATTATCCGCCCGGGGCTGTAGGCTGTGCATGTGGTGATATAGGAGCAGACAATGCCGATGTGGTTGTGTTTCATGGCGGGCCACAGATATGGCAATACGCTAACGGACAGAACAATGTGTTGACGCCAGGTATAACACGAATCTGCTTCGACCCTAAGATGACAAGTGACCAGCGTTGGGTTGCATTTGTGGTAGTAGACGGAAATAACATGGGGCAGATTTTTGTCTATGATCGCAGTAACAATCAACAGTTTCAGCTAACTGATACCAGGACCGGCAGCAATAGGTACCCTTGGGTCGATTATTCTGATGGCGATTTGTGGCTTGGATGGTTGACCAACGCAGTTGATTTAACACCCACCAAGAACATGGCTGGCGAGACTGCCATTATCTATAGATTCCGAGATGGCTATCTCAGAGTTGCATCATGGGGAATCCATGGGATATTCAATGGCAATGTGGTGACGCAAGCTATCGTCGGTAGAAAGACTGTATTCGATAGCGATGCTACCAACACGGGATATAACAATCATGGGCTCCGTCATGTCTACCTACACGATCCTGATACAATGGAGAACCTACTGATTTCAAGGAATGACCAAGGCGTTGTGTTGACAACCGGAGAGAGTATTCAGCCCAGGGCCTCAGCTAATGCAAGACGGATTATGTTTCAGTCTAGAGCTACGGAGATAGTTATCCCTCAGAACGCTACCGCAGGTAATGGTGAGATGTTTGTATCCGACCTTGACTCTGGAAAGCTTTATCATTGCACGCCATTCTATGGTGAAAGCGCAGATGGATATATATCACCGGATGGTAGGCTAATAGTGTTCGAGACTAATGCACCTAATGTTCCTGGTCATCCGCCGCTAAAGCCTGGCACCATGAATTCGTTCATGTATGATCTAGAAACTGGTGAGTATACAATGTTGAATGATCCAGTGCCCGATGACTGCACGTGGATTCATGGCGGCGGGCATCCTAGAGTTGCCAATGATGGGTCGGTTGTATTCAACTCGGATATACCAGATGGCATTTGGAGAGTTATGTTATACACCGAGCCTATGGTTGCTTAAGGAACAATGAATACTCTCATTCCAAACTTGTCGATGCCAACAGACTGAATCATCCTTGAGGCTTGCATTGTATCCAAAACGGATTTGATTTGATAAGAGGAGACTTTTTGCCTGGCAAAGTTGACAATCACATGCTCTGGCACACCACCTTTGCGTTGCTTGATGAAATAAAGAATCTCATCCATTACTCTACTGTCCGGAGCAACAGCACCGACCTGGAAAATGGAGGGCATAACACGTTCCGCTTCAACCAGCCAAGCCATTGCTCTATTAAAGTCCTGTACTGTCAGTCTTAAATCATTAGTACGATCCACACATGAAACCATCGTGAGTTTAAGAAGGTGTGCGAATCGTCTAGTGCAATAGTGACGAAGCTTAGGATGGTCGGGAATAGGAACTTGACCTAAGGTTCTCCAATCATTCAGCGCTTTCTTGAATTCTTCTGTATAGCTAAATTGACCGACGAGAGCGTTGATCAACTTAAGATCGTATATTAGCTCTTTTGGCTTGCCCTTATTTTGTTCAGTGAACGCATCGATCAACGGACGATCCTCTGCGTAGACCATTATGACCCGTGACATGAGACCTTGATCCCATACATAATCTTTCAAGGTGTGAAGTAGGTTGGATGGAGTGGACCCCGTAAGAATTGTAAGCTGAGGCTTGGCAACTTTGATCCTGATGTTCGATACACGCCGACCTTCGCTATAAGGATTGACATCATAGAATTCAACTAACGCCGCTACTAGGGCTGTATCGTATTGGTCCATCAGTACAGAGAACTCGTCAGCCATTATCACTAGAGAATTGTATTCTATTGGTGCATACGGAATGTTAGGAAGGAATCGCTTGGCCTCGTTCATATGGTCTGACAATGATGCTCGTGTCATTGAGGTTGCGCCAAAATGTACCTCCGGCAAGGCGTCTCGGATTAAGCGAGATGCTGCCATTATTGATCGGGACTTTCCAATGCCAGGCTCACCGATTAAGAATGTATATAGGTTTGGATATAGAGGCGAACCTGAGCCTGTATCAACCCAAACCTTCTGCTCAAGGGTTGCGGCAATGGCGGTAATAGCGGCCCACTTGCGGTATAGCTCGGACGCTTCAAGACCTGATGTGTGTTCTATAAATGACTCTACCCATGACTCACACTTCCGCCGTCCTGGTCCGTTTATCGCCGGGCCGATACTTCTTGAGGCCATCGGGGTTATCTTCGCCATGCTTTCCCCAGTTCCATCCGACTTCGCAGTCATAGGGCATTACCAAAGTTCTACCATATTTGAGCGGGACTTCGTTGAACAGTTGCGCTTGGACCTTAGGTACGATTTCATCCTCCATCTCCTCGGGATATTGGACTAAGATCGAATCGTGATTTTGCATCAGCAGTTGGCAGTCATTCGCTGACCAGACACGTAGCATTCCCTGGTTGACGATGTCGGCGAGCGAACCTTGAGGATCATAGTCGATGGCTTTACGAAGGGTATCTGGGTTGTCTCGACGGCCGAAGAAGTATCTCTTTCTACCGGTCAAACTGATTAACCAGCCATAGTGCTGAATTTGCTGTTCGACCCATGCGTGCCACATTCGGTGTGCCGGAAATACTCTGAAGTACCTATTCTGAAATTTCTGAACGGCAGGAGGAAGTATAAAAACGCCATGGTTGGCGGCTTGAGTAGACAGGGTATCAGGCTTGCCGCCATAGTTACTACCGTGACCGATGATCTTACATACCTGCCGGTCTTTAGGACCAAGACCACACATATTAGCAACGGTCATGTGAACGTCTTCAGTCTCGCAAGCATCGAGATATTTCCCATCATGGAATAGGTTCCATTCAATAGCCCCGACAATGCGAGACTCACCCTGTGCTGCATCGAAGTTAGCTAGCTTCATTCCTTTGTCTGCGATGAAGATTGATCGCAGGAGGGGGTCAATGTTTTGGAGGTTCGTGCCGGTGCCGAATTCAGAGAAGCTAGAACTAAAGCGACCAGTGCTAGTACCGGCGATATTGTAGCTAGTGCGAATTCTTCCATCATGATCCAACTCCGTCTTTAGGACTGAGATAAGTTTGCCAAGTTCTCGCATCCTTTCCATATACTTAACGATTGGATAGGCGAGTTCATACTCCTTGAGTTTCTCCAGAGCAGCTTGGTTCACCGTTCGATTGCCGTCTCTATTCTTGATCTCTTTAATGCCATAGGTATCATAGAATAAGCTGCTGAGTTGCTTAGGTGACCGCCAGTTAAATCCGACTATACCAGTGACACCACCAACCAACATATCGAGTTGGTGTTCTAGCTTCTCGAGTTGATCACCATATTTCTCCACTACTTCATCTCTCCTATCCTTGTCGATTAGGACACCACGTAATCCCATATCAAAGACGGGACCTTGAAGCGCACGAGAGAAATCGTACGTCGCTCGGGTTATGGTATCGAGTTGTGGCAGAAGTACATCGAGTACCTCGGCGGTCACGGCACAGTCTAGGCCGTTATACACCCACTCAGAATCGACGCCGCTTAGGCTCTTTAAGTCGGTCGTCTGGGTGTTGATAATCCGCATGATATTTCTCGTAGTGTCTGTTCATTGCCTCTTGAGCTTCCTGAAGTGTAGGAAACGAAAGATTTATACGGAACCATTTTCCCTCCCTGTGAGGCTTTCCACGGAATGCTTTACCGAGCATGATATTCTTCCTATTAGTGACTATCTCTAAGTTAGCCTTTCTATTATCTAGCTTATTTCCGTTAACGTGGTGCGTTACTAAGCCTTTAGGTGGCATGCCCAAGATCAAATGATGCATATATTTAATCCTCATTCCGTTAGAATCCTTAGAGGTCGTGAGCGCATAGCCGTTAGTGTTGATACTCCAATTGAATTGGGCCACCAGCTTCCAATCGTCATCGTCTACTATGGCCCATATTACCCCCTTGGAATTCCCGCCGAGGAATACCCTTTTCACGTTAATCCTCTCTCTTGATGGTCGTTTTGCGCTTTCTCATATCCTTCCAGAGTGACTCGCTTGTATACACGCTCCCAAGGAAACCTAATCCCTTGAGAGACTCAGGTTGAAGTGCGTGATGGAGTAACATCGTATCGTGTGTTGCTCCTCTCACCTTTATTCTGAGGGCTCGGTAGAGGAACGAGATGTCATAGAGTCCGTTTTGGAAAGTTTTTGCTGGAGTTGGTCTTGAGAGAATAGCTGCGATAGCGTTATAAGCCTGTCTGTGACTAGCGCTATCAGGCCAATAATTTCGTCCTGGTTCTCTTGGGTCATAGAATGGAACAACAAGAGCAATCCCTTTCGACGGTGCAAATCCGATACACGTGATAGCCTCTCCAGCTGTCTCAATGTCCACACTAAGTCTTTCACTCTGGTGTATGTAGAGCCTGTCGAATTCATAGATGTCCTCGATGGTTGGTTCAACCCAGATATGTCGCTCTGGTCTGCGTACTTCAGGGTACTCGCTTTCGTTTCTAGCCTTGCGCAGGTCCATGATGGAATACCATATCAGTTCCATACTGCGCATTATGAAGGCTGGATGATAGGTTGGCATTACCTTTATGCCCTTAACCAATTTAGTAGAAGGCTGGATAACGCCACGGATTTTCATGATCGAAGTCTTACCAAGGACGGCCCAACTTGCGGTGTTGCCCAACGCAACTATAACGTTTGGCTTGACTTCTTCTAATTCCCCCTGCAATCTCAATAACTCACGCCCATACCTTGCGTTGACATATCCACTTGGGATTAGAGATGGGTAACCAATGATGCCTTCCTCTTTAGGTCCACATAAATGAGCTAATTTATTCCCCGGAGGCCTGAGATTGAATACATTCGTAACAAAACAGTCCGCTCTGCGTATTCCAGCCTGAGCTAACATCTTGTTCAGGAGACCACCAGTAGGGCCAATGAATGGAGTTCTCATCTTCTCCTCGAACTCACCCCATGCCTCTCCTATCAGGGCTATTTTCATGATAACCTCAAGGGGGTGGGGACCAGGAGCGACAGGACAACCTGGTCCCCTACGCAGCCGACGGAGACTACAGTGGGCGGCTGCGTATTACATTATTCGACTTTGGCGGTGGTGCCCAAGTTATTGTACACCGTGCCTTCGTCTGACGTTCCGTGAACAATCTGGCCAAGGAACTGTCGGCCAGCGACTTGCTTGATCGCCTCCCTGATCGGTATCTCATTATCATCTTCATCCCTGTCGGGGATGCCGAGATTATTTAGGAATCTATGGAGGCGTGGCAAGGCTGCCTGAGTATGAAAGAACCTTGCCGCTATGGTCCGCTCAGTGATTGCCTGAACGGTGCCATCAGGCAGAGTTAGCGCCTGTTCGAGAGCATCCATGTCAACATCTCGAAAAGGGGCGAGATACTGACAAGTGTAGACTGTCATCTGAGTACCCGTCCTAGCATTCTGCCAAGCCGCATCACCCACCACCATCAGGCGATAGATGCCTGGAGGCATGGGTGTCAACGGCTTGATTTGGGACATCGGAGTATCCATAATGTCCGCAAAGCTGGCAGGCTCTTCCACTTGTACTGGACGCTTTGGCTGCTGTGCCATGATTAAACTCTCCTCAACGTTTGGATTTTAGGTGTGGGTGTAGGTTTCACTTCGCTTTGTGCACGAAGAACCTTAAAGATTTCTGCAAGCCCCGTACCAATGGGGTAGGATGGAGACATTGCAAATGGCTTAGGGTTCTTCAGGTCTATCTGTGGTGTAGATACTGTCTGGATCGTTCTCTTACCTCCTGCGCTGGTTTGACATAGAAGCACCGAGTTAAAGTAGAGACCTATTACAGTTGACAAGGCTTGCCCAATGGATTTAGGATAGCCTTTTCGAATGCCTACTTCGTCCTCGGTGTAGTGGATGTGTGTGATAAGGATGACGTTGGTCTTGAAACTCTCCGCAGTTATCTTCTTGACTAGGAGTTCGACACGCTTTTGAGTGTCGAAGTAGATAGCTCGATTGTCATACTTGCCAGCCTTGCCCAGTACCAACTGCTCACGCCATTCAAATCCGCACTTGGCTTGCTGGTCTAACGAATCAATCACTAGGACCTTATTAGGTCCCCAAGTTGCCGGATTACCAAAGTCGGTGTTACCATATTTCCATTTATCTAGCATTTCAAGCCCATCTTGATAGGCTCTGGCTTGACCCAAGACTACCGGACCATCCGGACCTGATGTATACTTATCACGGAGAGTTCTGTACTCTACTTGATCTAACTTCTCCGGGCACTCGTGGTCAATGAATGCTCTAAGCGAGTCGAGGCCATTGTCATAGTCTTCGATGCCTAACCAGTAACCCGCTTTTACCAATGAAGTTAGCGACCCGGTCTTGCCGGTGCCAGGATCACCCATCAAGATTATCTTGACGTTTTCACTGGATTGATGTTGGCTGAGGAGCGGCATATAGTACCTCCGTATAGAATGTTAAGATGTCACCCTCACGCACGTCAGCGCCTTCGGGTAGGGTACAAGTCATAGTTGTTGATCCGCCAAGGGCTATCTTCATCAGCCTATTTTGTCGCTCAGTTACTCGGAACTTGCCTA